ACCCATTGTATAAGATTTACTCAGTGAGTTACCAGCTTTAATAGCAACATAATCATTGTCTCTAAAATAATTTCCACCACTTACAGTATAATTTTTTTGTATATATTCTTTGGATTTTTGTACAGCATCTAACCACCTTTCTATACCGACACCATCTGCGGCAAAGTTACCTTGGGTGTTTTCATCATACATGTTATATGTTTTCTTTAACAGTTCTGCACCTTGGTTATTAACACCAAGTTCTATACCTAAATGATCTGCTAGATTTATCCAATCAGTTTCAAAACCTATTTTTAATGAATTTTCTTTTGTGTAGCCTTCTACACCAGCCGCTTTTATTATGGTATTTTTGTTAGGGCCTATTTCAATACCTGTATCACCGTCTAATACTCTTTTAAGTATGTTATCTAATGCTACTTGGAAACTGCCAAAACTACTTATTTTGTCTTTCATTTCTTTGGCAACTAACCCTTTCATTTGTTCAGGATATACACTCCAATCAAATGCGTTAAAACGTTTTTCTTCAGCATCATCATTGATGCTTTCCCAACTCATACTGCTACTTCTGTTAAGTGGTTCGCCACTTCTTGGATTTTCTGTTTCATTATCTGGAACTAAATCTTGTACACCGTCCATACCTTTTCTACTGTCGCCTTTGTGTGTGACTGCAATGCCAATTTCTTTTAATTTTTGATATACATCACCGTCACCCTGTATTAATGTTTTATCTGCTACTCTTTCACCAGTTAATTCTCTCCAGGATATTCCATACGTTTGTTTAAATTTGCTGAGTACTTTGTTATAACCAGTTCTTCTCCAAGAATGATAATAGTTTTTATTTTTTTCAAATGTATCAATAAGTTCTAAACCGTTTGTGGCATCTTCGGCATCACCAAAATGACTTGCGGCAATTACATAAACCTTGCCTGTGTTTAGTTCTTCATTAAAATGTTCTAAATGATTTTCTAGGTATGCCTCTCTGTCACTGTAGTCTTCATCTGTGATAGTATCTAAAAATTCTTTATCTATATATACCCAACTGTGTGCTGGTATGTTAAATTTAGTTTTTTCAGAGCCTCTGATATTCTTTTCAAAATCTTTGTTGCGTTTGTCCAGTTGATTTTTATTTTTAATTTCGGATTTTAAATCTAGGAAACCTTCCTTTTGGAAAATTTTATCAAATCCTGTTAAGAATTTTTTAATCGCCGCAAATCTTTCTTTAATTAATGACTTTATTTCTGACGATTCATAATTACCAGGATCTTGATTTTTTCCTTTATAGTATTCAGGTAAATTAATCTGGCTAAAAACTAAATCATCGTATGATTTAGGAAAATTCCACGTGTCCTGATCAGGTTCAGACATCTGTACTATGGAATCTAAGGTGTTGTTCCATTTATTGAGTCGGTCACTGTGACTGCTGCCAAAATGTGATAATCCTAGGAAATATCTACCATCTTCATCATTGTCTTTTAATCCAAGTTCTTTTTCAAAGTCTACTGGTTTTAATACTGTTATAAAGTCTTGTCCAATTGATCCTAATTGTTTTACAATAGATTGATATTTCTCTTTATCATCATTTTGTAAATCTTGCAAATGATCCATACGATCTCTCATCCTCTGTATCATTCTCATCTGTGCGACATTTTCATAGTTGTCATCACTTCTTATATTGCTATGATGATCTGGACTTGTAGGATGTTTATATCCACTATATGGTTCCAGGAAGGATAATAATTCTTTAACAGCACCAGGAGTTGTTATTTTTCCTGCCTTTAATAAACCACTACTTCCGTAAGACCCACTTTTCATATATCTAGCAAATTCGTTTTCCTGCCTTGATTTAAATACCTGTCTTATATCATCTTGTACTTGATCTGTATCTTTGTAGGGAGATACTTTTACTAATAATTGTATAAATTTATCTAATGTAATATTATCTTTTTTATCATCAGACATTGCAAACTGCCAGGACTTTTTAAGTATAGCATCTACTTCTTGTGGTGTTAGGAAGGTTGGTTTACTTATAATGTCTTGTTTAAATAAACTTTGTACACCTTTTTCTAATCTTACTATGTTTTCTTTGTCAGTACCATTAAAGTTTAAGTCGTCCATACTTTGGATGGCAATTTTTTCTAAAGTTTTACTGTTTAATTTTATTTTGTTAGCATATTCTCTGAATATTCTTATGCTTTTTGCATTAGGCATTCCTCTGGCCTTACCGTCAGCAATATCTCTTGCAAGAAGTGTTACTGCCCTACCGAACATTTCCTGAGATCTTTTTAATACCGCTGGTGCTCTTTTGCTGGGTGCTATTGCGTCTGGTTGTATATAGCCTCTGATTGGCTCTCCCTCTTCAACTTCAACAATATCCACCTTGTCGCCTGTGCCTTTTTCATAATCTTTGACACTCTGTTTCCATTTTTTATCAGCATCTGGATCACTTAATTCTTCGTATTCATTAAAATAATTAACAGAATTATTTAAAAATCTTATAACATCAAAATAATCTTTTTTACCAACTATTTCTTTTGCAGAATCTATCACAGGATGATTATGAACTTCTAGTTCTTTTACTTTTTCAGGATCTATCTCTTGGCTCTTGCGAATTAACCTAAACAAAGCATTTATATAATCTGTTCTAAACGCATCTTTATCATAACCTGCCTTCATAATGGTTGCATATCTTACAACTGTTTTAACAACTTTTTCATACATTGTGTTGTATTCAGCACCACCCATTATTCTAAATTCTATTAATTCATTTTCACTATCATTATCTTTTTGGTTTTTAAAATGAATACTTGAAAATTTTTCTCTGCTAATGCCTTTTTTTAATTCATTTTGTAACATTAAGAAACTGTCTTTATTACCACGTTTCATATCTTCTGCATGTTTTAATAAATTTTGATATTGGCTTTTTGTATAACTGTTTCTAAGTCTACCCCATTGTGCTAATAAGTATTCGTCACCCAATAACAATGCCATTTTTAATTTGTTTGGTTCTAGTCCTCCTAATTCTGCATCTCCATCTCTAGGCCCGTTCCAGCTCATTGTGACATGCAAACCTGTGGTATTGTTAGTGCCAAAGTTTTCTTCGCTCCAGTTAAAAAGACTTCTCATTTCTTCCAGCATTTTTCTTGGAGAACTATATACCGGTGATATTAATTCTGCGGCCGCGCCTTCATCGGGATCTATACTGCTGTCAGTTTCTACTGCCCATGAGGTTGTTGTATAAGTGTCTCCGTAATCTCCTGATTCTGGGTACTCATCAAAACTACTATGCTGTTTTATCCAGCCATTATACAATTCATCTGCAACATCTGACACACTACCTGGACTACTAACATAGTCGTATCCATAGTCATCAAGGAAACTGCTCATATAACTGTATTGGTTATATATCCAGTCTTCCATACTGTAGTCGCTTTCAGCGGCATCTCTGGCGTCATCATCGAAGTCGTATTCATCTCTAACTGCACGGTCAAGCCATTCTAAATATTCGTCTTCGTATTCTTCTTCTACATATTCTCTGACCCAGTTCATATATTCCCAACCATCTTCCTCACGGTTTTCGTATTCTTTGGGATCGTTTTCTTCGAATTCTTCTTTGTATCGTTCTATTGCTTCTGAACTTGGGCCACTACTGCTGTCTATAAAGTCGTTCAACCATTCTTCATCTTCTTTGACTTCTTGGACTTTATCACTCACTAAGTCATCTAAATATTCGTCTTGTCCTTTATCATATAACCAATCTTGATAATCTTGGTATGCTTGGTCTGGTAAGTCACCATATTCGTATTCAATGTCACCGATGCTCATATCATCAACATTAGAAGAACTTGAACTTTCTACACTATAAAAAAATGTTTCTGCTTCAAAGCCACACTTTACTGGCATGTCTAAGGCTTCTGATGCAATTTCTTTTCTGTTAAAATTTATTTCAAAAAGTTTTGGATCTGCTTCTTTTAATCGTTTTCTTGTTAATTTTTTAAGTTTACTTCCTATTTTTTTAATTTGAAGTTTTTTATTTTTACGTTTTGCTATTTTAGATAATTTAGATTCTTCTACATCTGAAACATCTACTTGAGTATTTTTATCTAAAACTTGTAATTTTTTATTTTTATCTTGTACTACTACACCGTCTTTTGCCGGTAAGTTGCCTACAGTAGAAACTACTTTTCCTAACTCATTTCCTTGTACATCTTTAACCGTAGTATTTTTCTTTATGGTTTTAATAGGTATAGGTTGACTTTGTGGAGTAATAGAATCTTTATTATCTGCTTTTGCATTTTGGCCAATGGATTGTTGGCCAGAGGGTGTAGGATTTCCAGAGCTTTTATAAGAATACTCTTTTAATAAATGTTCTAATGTTTTTACATCTTTGAACTTCATTTTAACGCCTATTTAATTTAGCGACTCTTTTACTTATTGTATTAAATCTTTTTGTTCGTCTTGCCTTTTTGGCCATTCTTGCGCCAAATCTAGATTTGGTTCTTTTTAAAGAAATTCTTTTTTTATAATCTATAGGTGCATTACATTGGCTGGGTTTAGAAACGACACGACCTTTTCGCCTACCAGCAGTACATCTGACAGCACGTTTAATTTTATTACCTACTTTACGCCAAACCATTCTGGCTTCATAGATAGGCTCTTCTGTAAATTCGTCTATTCTCATAGTAAATTAATAATAATTCCAACTATAATACTGATTAATGTTGTGAATGTTATACCCACAATGGCAATAATCCAACTTTCTAATTTGTCTAATCTTCCTTTTGTAGTTTCTTTAAATTCACGTAATTCTGCCGTAATACTTTCTATTCTAAGCATATCAGCAATTATATGTGCCTCTATATTACCGCTTTCAACATAAGGTTTAGGTGTTAATTCAGGCTGATTTTTTTTGGGCATTGTTTAACTCTTATAATAAATCTTGTTTAGTAAATTCCATATTGACTGAACTTTTAGTATCTATTGTTCCTCCGTTCAGTACTATTCCATCTAATTCATCTTTAAGTGTGTCAATTGAGTGTACTCCTTCTCTTTCAAAAGCAAATTTAAAAATCCAACCTGCTCCTGTTAAACTTGGTGCTCCATAATTTTCTAATAGATTACCACCAACACCGTTTAAAGCAACTGGATTATTCATAACAACTGGTTGTGCTCTTAATCCTATTACTTGTACAACACTTTCAAAATCTTTCTGTGTATTGTCTTTATAGTCACCTGTTCTTGTAATATCTATAGTAGTAAACAATGTGTAAAATTCTATGTTGCCTGATACAACTTCTGAACTACCCATCGCTCCTGATCTTTCTATACTCATGTGTGTCTCCGTCTTTGTACTATTTATCAGTATTTCAGATTTCCAGATCAAAAAAAATCCCCAACTAGTGAGGATTTTTTAATAAGTTTGTTTAACTTAGAATGAGACGTCTGCAATAACGTGTCCTGCTAGGTCACCGTTTGCTAAGTTGTCTGCACCTTCTAGTATAAAGTTTACAGTTGTTTGGCTGTCTGCTGTAAAACTACCAACTTTAAGTACTGAAAGGTTTAAGTTTTGGACTGAGCTAACTAATGCTGTTAATTGAGTTGCTGAAATGTTTCCTGATTGTTGTTGGAAACTTTTAAGGAATATATCCTTACCAATAAACTCACCAGCCGCCGCCGCTCTTCGATCTGTTTGTGCCATTTTATTCTCCTAATTTATATGCGAATGTATCGCTATTACTTTTATTTATCATTTTTCCATAAAAAAAGGGCATATAAAATGCCCTTTAAATTGTTAATTACGGATTAACCAAAAGTAACTACTAATGTTGTACCAGTAATTGAAGGTGTTGCTTGTGCACCTTGTAGTGCAATGTGACATCCGTCACTTGCTACGTCATCTTCAATCGCTACAACTACAAAACCTTCGTTTTGTGCTTCTAAACATGCCGCTTCAACTGAAACAACTGAAACATCATCAACTGAAAGAATGTGAGTTTGTCCTACGAATCCGTTTGCCGCTCTTACTGCCGCGTTTGGGTTTGCTTGTGCCATTATATTCTCCTAATATGTTTTAGAGCAAATTGCTCCGTTACATTTATTTATCAGAAAACGGTGGATTTATCTTCTTTTAATTCGAGTGTTTTTAAATTTTTGGAATGCATCTGGATCTCTGAAAAAGTCGTAACCTTTACGACCTGTATCCACTGCCTTTGTAATAGGTTCTACACCTTTTGCCAGAGCCTTACCTGCACGTGATAACGTTTTACCTCCCGGTAAGTCTTGTATAAATTTACCTACAGCACTCATACCCTGTTGAAATTTTCCTGAACCGGCTCTAGCAGAACCATCTTTGTGTACGGTATATTTACCTCTACCTACTCCTGACCCGCCTCCTGAAACCGAAATAGGTTGTCTACTAGTTGGTTCTGGACCACTTCTTTTTGCACTAACATACATAGAACTTCTTTTTTTACCTTTTAGTTCAGCATCTTTTTCTTGTCTGGCTTTTAATTTGGACTCTCTTTCTTTAGACATCGCAACTGCCTGCTGATATGCACTATCAACAGTACCGTATAATCCAAAGGCTTTCATAAAATCGGTTGCAAACTGTTTGGCATCAGGTATTTTCAATTGCATAATTCTATTATATTCAGCATTGGCCATTTTTTGCTGTTGAGCCTTTTCATCAGGACTTAAAGTTGCCTCTAGTATTATATCATTTATTTTCATTTGGTCTAACCCATTTACCGTTTCTAAAAACAGCAAGTTCTCCTCTATTACAAAGTGTAAACTCTCCTTCAGTAGGATATTGTGGTTCTCTTACTTTTATTTTATATTTTCTTTCTTCCACTTGCCCAGTATCCTGCTATTGCACCAATTCCTGTGCCGTACTTCTTATATTTATCTATATCTTTACCTAATTTTTGTGCTATCTTCTTACCTGCGACTCTACCTGCGGCCGCACCTGCAACTGTACCTAAGGCTCTTTTCGCTAAACTTGTTTTGGGTTCTTGATATTTAGATGTATTGTAGCCTCTATATTTTGTCATAGTACTTAAAGGACTTACCATTTCACTGCCTCTTCCTAATCTACGATACTCCTGTAATAATTTTGCTACAACTAATTGTTTAGAAGTATATTTTAAATTACTCCAATCTGAAATCAATCTTCTCCACTGTTTATACTTTCCATCTTTTATATTAAGTTGACTTTCTAATCTTAAAAAATAAGAATTAAATTCAGTACCTTTTACAGAAGAATCTTTTAGTCTCATGTAAAACATGTAATGTTTTCTAGCATCAAAGTTTAGTTTTTTTAAATACTGTTTGCTTGATATAGGATTTTTTAATGAAATACTTCTTGTATCTGGGTCTCTTAAAACGTGACCTAGCAAATACAAATCTGTTGCATGACTTCTAAATAAAGTATAAGGGCCGTATTGTACTGTTTGTTTTATATATTCTTTAGCATATTCATATTGCTTATCGTCATTTAGCATCATATATGTACTTAACGATGTCAAGTAAAATAGATTTGCAACATCTTTACCTGTAAGAGCATTAAAATTTCGGCTTGTTCTGTATAGTCTTGCTTCTGATATTTCTTTATCTATTAATTTAAATTCCATTTTACTTACCTGGCATTCCTGTACCAAAGTTTAATCTACTAAACTCTAATCTATCTACTAGTTTTAAGGCATTACCCATTCTGTCTACAGCAACAAATCCTTCTTCACCTGTTACTTCATATCCGTTTTCTGTTTCTTTAAATGTAGGTAACTGTCTAATTGTTTCTAATTTTTTTACTATTAAAACTTTTGAATGTATAATTTTTAAATATAAATCATATACACTTACAATACTTGGTACATGTTCTTTTATAAATTTTACGCCTTGTACTAACTTGTTATTCATTTCGTCTTGCTTTGCTTGAGTTTTATATCCGTCTATTTTCTTTTGCATAAAAGTAATATACTTTTGTACGAATCCCTGTGCAAATTTAGTAGGCTCATCAAATGCACCTGCTCTAATATTATTATTTACATGTGCCTTAAGTTGTTGTAGGAAGTCTTTACCAATAACATCGTTTCCTTTTTCTAACCAACTAAAAGTATCTGAATCTATGTTTTTTAAATAAGCATCTGCCTCTCTAATAGCACCCATAACTTCTTCGCTTTCATTATTAGTTAAAGTAACTACACCTGATAAATCCTTAATTAATGCGTCTCTGTGCCAAACTTTAGAACTTTGTCCTAATACTTTACTATCAAAACCGTATTTGGC